ATCATCAAGGATGCCGTCAACGAACCAGGCCTCATTACCCCTGATGATGAGTTCACTGAGGAGACTCTTGAAATCATCGAAGAGTACAAAGAAAAGCCGAAGTCAACTGGTAAGAAGAAACCGGCTCCTGTGAAGGAGGAAGAGGAGGAAGATCCTGAAGAGGAGGAAGATCCTGAAGAGGAGGAAGAGGAAGAAGAAAAACCAACTACCAAGAAGGACTCTTCCAAGAAAACCCCTCCGGCTCCTCCTGCCAAGAAAGGCAACGTCAAAACCGAAGGCGATGCCAAACCGAAGTTCAAGCATGAGGGTTCCTTTGCCGCTTTCACTGATGAGGTGATACTTGCCGGTGGAGCATGGGACGAGATCCTTCCTAAGCTTGAGAAGGAGATCAAGAAACGTGGTCTTAAGATGTCAGCTAACCAGGGCCTGGTAAACAACCATATCAAGTACAGGATCAAGCGTGATCCGAACTGGCTTGGTAACCTCAAACTTACCGAGAATGGGATTGAGTAGTGAAGACCTGCTCAAAGAAATCTTACACCGTTTGGGGGAGGATCCTTCGCGAGAGGGATTATACGACACCCCCAAACGTGTTGTAAGGTCTTGGAGTGAACTGTATGCCGGTTACAAACAGGACGTGGCATCATTGTTCACAACCTTCGTAGACACGAATGGGTACAGTCAAATTGTCATTTGTAAGAACATTGAGCTCTATTCTATGTGTGAACACCACATGCTTCCATTTTTTGGAAAAGCTCATGTTGCCTATATACCAGGAAAGAAGGTAATAGGCTTGTCCAAGTTGGCTCGACTTGTTGATGTCTTTGCCCGTAGATTACAAATTCAGGAACGTATCGGTCAACAAGTTACTGAGGCGTTAATGGAATATCTACAACCAGAGGGTGCTGCCTGTATCATTGAGGCCACTCATATGTGTATGAGGATGCGTGGAGTAAACAAACAGCAGTCTACAATGACAACGTCGTCATTGACGGGGAGCTTCTTGGATGATGCCACGGCCAGAGCAGAATTGTTACAACTGATTGCTTTACCATGAAACTTGCAGTAACATATATGACACGAAGGTGTCCAAGAGACTGTGCCTACTGTTCTATTCGGGAAGGTAAAGACACCGGACCGGAATTGACAGAGGAACAATGGATTGAGGCATTTGATATCTTAAAAAGCATCGGAGTAACTTTCAACCTTATCTTAGGAAACGAACCCTGGTTGTTAGGTGAAAAGTTGGTTCCTATATTCAAGGCAAACAAGGTGCCATACGCCATGTACACCACGGCACCAAAGAAACTGTTTAGTAAGAATGAGCAGATTCTACTTGGAGATAAAGTTATTGACAACTTATCTTGTGGTGTTGATTATCCTATGGGAGCCAGGAGTCAGGTACGGGATGCCTCAATTGAAAAAGCGGCGGATGCCTGGGACGCCTTCTACCGAGTGAAAAAGTTACACCCGGAAGTTGACATGCAAGGTACAATTACGGTACACCGCAGGAACATTGCCTACATTGGTTTGATTGTACAGCAGCTGTCAAAGTTAGGCATTTTCGCTGGCATTAATCTTATCCATTGGAGTAAAGATCATCAGTATGATTTCTTTCCACCGGAGGAAGACATGAAAGATTACTTGTTTAAAGAACAAGATTATATCGTTGTGACTTCTGTTTTCAAGTCTCTTCTTGAGGAATCAAATTTACTAATATACAACCCTGAATACCTACAGGCAATCGTTGACAATCCCAAATTGATAGGGATGGGTTGGCATTGTCAGGGTAACCCCTATGATGGTCCTACAATTGATGCCGATGGTACTCTACGAGTCTGTGGTTACCGTAAGGGCACAAGAACACCAAAATTTACCATTTTTGATTTGCCTGAAAAGACAGAGGAATGGAAGGAGGCTGTTCGTCTTGATGCGATGGACTGCCCTGGTTGTATTTGGGTCTGTCCTTTTATACATCACTATTGGAAAGAAAAAGATCCTGCCATGGGGGAGAAGGTGTTTACCTCGCATGCCGGAGAACACATTGATAAATCAAAATGGTCTAAACGAAGAGTAGAATGAAAAAACTGAATCTTGGTTGTGGCAATAAACTGTTGCCTGACTACATCAACATTGACCTTATGGTATTGCCGGAAGAAGAATATAAAGGGCATAATTTCATTGAGGCTGATGTACAGGAACTGCCTTCCTTATTTGCCGCAGAATCGGTGGATGAGGTACGGGCTGAACACTTGTTTGAGCACCTTACGCATGCGGAGATAACCACACTCTTATTCAAAATATGGAGTGTCTTAAAGCCTGGTGGTCGGTTGATTATTATTACACCGGACTTTATCAAACTGTTGGATGAATTGGCTAACAGAACAAGTCGCGGGGACTTTTCAACATTGGACATCACCTGTTTCAAACTCTTTAGCACACCGGATGAAACATTACACCGTTCCATTTGGTATGATGCAGTTGGGCATTGGTACTTGGAGAGGGAGGATCTGTTCACTGTTGATAGGATAACCCACCCATCCAAAATTGAAATACAGTTCGAGGCTATCCGGAAATGAAAATACAAGAAATTGTAAATGATCCTGAGTGGCAGATAATACGTCGCTCGTTCCTTGGTACGTGGAAGCATACACCCGCAGCCAACTGCCAAATATTGAGAACATATTTACAGGACTTCTCCGATCCACTCAGGGTTCGGAGAGTCCTTAACTATTTGACTGGATCGGCTTTTAGATTCGGCCGAATACGACATCTTGAAATTGATAGATTATTACTTGAAATCAGAGAAAGGAAACAACATGAAAAAGAAACTTCTTCTACTCTATAGTGGTGGATTAGACAGTACTGTTTTATTGTGCCTGGCACTTGACTTGGGTTATGAGATAACCTGTCTTATTTTCAATTACGGACAACGTCATGAAAAAGAGACAGAGTTTGCCATGGAGCAATGTTCTAAACGGGCTGTCAAATATGTGTATGTTACAATACCTACACTCAGTGATTCTGTCTTGACAGGGCAGAATAAACGGTATGAGGGTGTATCTCAGTGGCACGTGCCCGCCCGAAATATGTTATTCACGGCATACGCGGCTTCATTGGCAGAGAGTCAAGGCATTGATTTAATCTGGTACGGAGCCAATTATGCTGATCGTGAAAACGTTTTCCCAGATTGCACACAAGAGTGGGTTTATCAAATGAACAAACTCTTACAAATAAATGGTAGCAGACCTATCAAACTTGAGGCACCTCTTCTTGGCATGCAAAAAGAAACCATAGAGAAACTTGCAGAAGCTTGTCAAATTGACAAAAACGAAATATACAGTGGTTATGGAGAATGACACCTTTACAAAACTGGTAGACAAACATGCCAGCCCCCTGCTCATACGGAAGTACACGCATTGGGGTTTCCCTATTTACGTCGGTATGATTACCGATGATGATCTCACCACACTTGACAATGTGGTTGTAGCCTTTATGAAGGCAAACAAAACTGATGGCTGGGTAAACGATATCCAGAAATTGCGTAACATGGCAGGAGCGTTGACGGAACACCTCAATGACACCTTTGAGAAATCAGAAGGTGTTGCCGTAGTGTTCTATGTTGACAAGTGCTTTATATCTTCTCTTCACGGAGACTTTATGAATCACACCGCCTGTCGTATTGAGTTCTACGGTTTACTCCAAATGAGCACCGGGGTATGAGAGACCATGTAATTATAGCCCCACATGCTGATGACGAAATCATTGGTTGTTACGAGCTATTGAAAACAGGGCAGGTGACAGATGTGTACTTCGGTTCTGAAAAGGCAATGGAAGAGGCCGTAAACTCAAGTGAGTGTTTTGGTTTCAGTGTACGGTCAATAGACAGTCTTCCAATGTTAAACAGGTTGACATACCTCTTCCCGGACCCCACGAATGAAATACACCCCCTACACCGACACCTTGGAAATGTAGGTGTGATTATGTTACGTGACGGGTACAAGGTAATCTTTTACACAACGAACATGAACGTCCCATACCTACATGAAGTGGAAACCCCTGAACTCAAACGCCGCGACTTAGAATACTGTTACACCAGTAAGAAAAGTCTGTGGCAGTATGATCATAAGTACTTCTTGTTTGAAGGTTACACACAATGGATAATGAAAATCTGATATGAGCCGACTAATTCTTGTACCACAATACCCCACCCCGATGCGTTATCAACAATGGTGGGCAAAAGTCTTCCCAGAACAGTTCTCCAAATACTTTGATAAGGTAGTGACTCTTGGAGTAACTGATCCTTCTGTTTTCAGTTCCTTACCTGAATCCAGCGGAATGCCCGGTAGTGTATTTGCTCCTATGGAAAATGCTATGGAGTTTGAAGCACGGCAGATTATGCAATATGCGGATCTTGTATTGAAACCGGATGACGTCCTTTTGCTTTGTGATTTAAGTTATCCTGGTTTGTTTGCCAATGCCTTATTCCACAAACGACCAAAGAAATGCTTTGCCATTTGTCATGCCACAAGCAAAAACCGTTATGATTATTTCTTACACGAACGCGGATTGAAATGGCCAATTGAAACAAGGCAAGCAGCCTTGTTTGATACTGTATTCGTAGCATCCCATTACCACCGTTTAAAACTCGGTTGGGGGAATACGGCTGTCGTGCCATTTCCAAACCCACCGTTCTCTTCGGAACTGCCAATGCTATTGTTTCCAATGAAAACCAGGACTTTGATAAATGTATCTCGTCCAGGTTTACAGAAAAGAAATATGAAGTTTGAAAAAGAAGTGTGCCGCCGATTGGGTTTAAAAGTTGAAACACCATTTGTGATGTCTTCTTGGGCCGCCTATTACCAATACTTGGCAGAATCCAAAGTTTTATTGATAACCGCCAAAGAGGAAACCTACGGTTACCAAATTGTAGATGCCGTACGCAACGGATGCGTCCCGGTGGCACCAAGAGCGTTCAGTTACCCGGAGTTGCTCCCAAATGAGTACTTATACGACTCAATTGATGAATGTGTAAAAATCATTGAAGGAGTACTTGCTGACAAGGTTTCTACACCACGGTTATTGACAGAAGGTCAGGCTGAACAGTTCTATGAAGATGTTTCTCACATAATGCTATATGAATGAAAACACCAAGAGTATTAATTGATTCCGGTGCCTACACGGCATACAGACAGGGTATCACCATTGACATTGATAAGTATGCCCAATTCGTTATTGAACATGGTCATGAGTTTGACGGTTGTATTAACCTTGACCATATCAACGACACAAAGAAAAGTTATGAGAATTGGAAGTACTTGAAATCCTTAGGAGCCCACACCATTCCTGTTTACCACATGGTAACCGGAGAGGAAGAGTACTTGAAAAAGTACCTGGACGAGACTGATCACATTGCCATCGGTGCCGTAGCTAACTTGAATACAGAACAACGGTTAAAAGGCTTTGATGTTATATGGAAGAAGTTCTTCCTTGACAAAGATAACATGCCCAAAGTTAAGATACATGGCCTTGGTTTGACACAGATTGATCAGATGCTCAAGTATCCCTGGTTCTCAGTTGACTCCTTTACTCCTGTCATATCCGCCGTATGGGGCAGTATCCTGTTACCAATAATACGGGATAACGAATTCAAGTACTTTGATATGTTTATCTGCCGTGTATCGGATCAGGCTAAACATGTCGTTGGTAATGAGACAAGTTTTCTTGGCCTGCCACCGAGTGCTCAAAAGGCATACGAAGGTTTGATAGTAGATGGTGGGTTTGAATTAGGAGAACTTCGTTATCAGGAACAACGCCCGACACGTAAAGACAAGAAGAATCCGAAGAAAGAACTGAAACCTGAGTTTGGTTACATAATCAAACCTTCTAACACCGAAGTTCGTACACTTGCCAATCACTGGGAAGAACGCATGAGGTGGAACTTAACGATGTGGACACGTCTTCAAAGAAGAACACCTGTGTATCCACGTCCGTATGTAGAAAATTTGATCAAGAAGGAAGAGATGATACAAGGTCCAAAGACCATCATGTACATGGGTGTTTCAACAACGACACACTTGGCAATCTTTGGCAAGGTACGGCCCAAACTTGATATCTTAATCAGCTACGCTTATTGGAGTGAGAACATTGCCAAAGCGGTAGCAAAATACAGAAAATAATGGATACGTTATTTCCGTTACCTGAAAAAGAACATGTCTTTGGTGGGGATAAAAACCTACAAGATATTGAGTTATTCCTACGTCCAATATTGGAAGAGGCTGGTTTCGTATTGACTCCTGTAAAGGAAGTTCCAACGAAAGAAAGCCAAATAGTTGGTAATACACAATGGATCACCTCAAAAGAATATACGGCGGTTCCTGTTAAATGTCAAATGTCTGTTGTTGATTACGTTAAACAGATACAAGGGCATGTTCGTTATGATATGCCCTCATCAATCGTTAAAGCCACGGCTGAAAAGGATCGTGTCAAGTATGCCTTAGAAAAATTAGGAGGAGAGGGGGTATGTGTTCTTTTATTCGTACGAACTGGTTGGTTTGTATTTTTCAAGTACGGAGATATCCCCACAAAATATTGGCACACATCTTATCGACACAAAGACAAGAAAGTAAACCGCATGTATGTTGCACCGGAATACCTGGATGGTACATTACTTCCTGTATCCAAGTTAAAAGAAACCTTATTAAACCATATGAAGAATGAAAATAGTAAAGGATGATCTAAAAACAGCTCTTGAAATTGTTAAGCCAGGTTTGGCAAACAGAGATTTGATAGAGCAATCAACTTCTTTTGCCTTTGTAAACGGAAAGGTAGTCACTTACAATGATGAGATCAGTATTTCTCATCCTGTGGACTTCCTCAATTTGACAGGGGCCATCTCAGCAGAGAACCTGTACAAGTTTCTTGGCAAGGTGTCACAAAAAGAAATTGATCTTGAAATTAACGATGCCGAAGTTGTATTGTCAGCTGGCCGAGCGAAGGCAAACTTCACATTACAAAGTGAAATCAAACTACCCCTTGAAGAACAACTCGGAGAGAAAGGCAAGTGGGAGAAACTACCTGAGGGGTTTATTGATGCCTGCCGTTTCGTAATGACTTCAAGCGGAACAAACATGAGTCAACCACTTCTCACCTGTGTACACATAAACAAGGACGGTTTCGTTGAGGCATCAGACGGCTACCGTATCACACGTTATACATTATCAACTGAACTATCCATTCCTACTTTACTTATCCCTGCCGCTTCGGTTGTGGAGATGGTTAAGTTGGCACCTACACGAATTGCATTGGGACAAGGTTGGGCCCATTTTCGTTGTCAAGGAGGTACAATAATTTCATGTCGTTTGTTTGCCGAAGACAAGTATCCAGCAATGGATCAACACTTACAGGTATCCGGTACAAGGGTTATCCTGCCGGAGGGGCTTGATGAGACACTTGCCCGTGCCATGGTGTTCTCCAAACGTGAACGCATGTTGGAAGAAGAAATACACATAACGGTAGACGATGAAGGCCTCACAATGGAAGCCACTTCGGATACAGGTCGCTTCGTGGAAACATTAGAGATGGAAAAGTATGAAGGAAAGAAAATAGCATTTGTCATTACTCCATATCTGTTGAAGGATATTCTGAAAGAAACTCAAGCCTGTGAACTAACAAGTAACCGTATAAAGTTCGCAGGTAGTGGCTGGGTTTACGTTGGTATTCTGAAAGCTCTTAAGAACAACAAATGATAGAGGGGTTCTTCACAAAGAAAGAGGTCGAGTCAATTACACGACCGGCGGGTAAGGTTGGCACCTGTGTAACTTGCGGCCTACACCGAACCTGTGAATCCCCACAAATGAAACCTTTCGGTAATTTCAAAAAGAAGATACTGAACATAGGTGAGGCTCCGGGAGAGGCAGAGGATCGTACAGGAAAACCCTGGCAGGGTAAAGTTGGCAAGCTTCTCCAAAAAACATACTCTTCATTAGGTATTGATTTGTTTGAAGATTGTGTTAACATCAACGCGGTTTTATGTAGGCCTGTAGATCTTAAGGGAACTAACCGCCCACCTTCTAATTTTGAGGCGGAATGCTGCCGTAGGTCAATACTTCGGACAATAGAGGAGTATTGCCCACATAAAATTATTATCCTCGGAAATACGGCACTATACAGCATAATAGGACATCGTTGGATGAAAGATCTGGGGACGATAAGTAAGTGGCGGGGGTTTACAATACCTGATTTAGATTTTAATGCTTGGCTCTGTCCTACATTTCATCCGAGTTACATTGAACGAGTCTCAGAACAACCTGACGTACAAGCCATATGGAAAAGGGATTTGAAACAGGCCTTTGCACTTGGTGCTCTGCCGAAATACAATGAGCCGGAGATTGAGATAATTGAAGACTTATCCGTATTGAAACGTATAAAAGGTCCTGTTGCGATCGACTATGAGACAACGGGTCTTAAGCCACATGCCGCAGGGCATCGTGTCGTTTGTGCGGCAGTTGCTGATTCCCCAGATCATACGTATGCGTTTTTGATGCCAGAAACAAAGGCCGAACGACAACCGTTCCTTGACTTGTTAGCCAATCCCAAAGTAGGAAAGATGGCACACAACATGAAATTTGAGGATACTTGGAGTGTCGTACGATTAAGACAACCCGTCGTCAACTGGTATTGGGATAGTATGCAAGCCGCACACATTCTTGACAACCGTCCAGGGATAACAAGTCTTAAGTTTCAAACCTACGTACAACTTGGTGTCGTTGATTACGCAAGTGAGATCTCTCCATATTTACATGCCGTTGATAATAGTGATGGCAATGGACTTAATCGTGTACTTGAACTTCTTACAGTACCAGGGGGAACTGAAAAACTCCTAACGTATTGTGCCCTCGATACGATATATGAATATCGGTTAGCAATGTTACAACAAAGTCAAATCTTATTACCTTTCTAATCATGGAAGCATTACCAACAATGAAACCTTTAGAGGTTGTAGTCTTAATTGGCTTGTTTCTTTTTACCATAGTTGTCCTGTGGTGGCATGGGAAGAACGAAGCTAAAAGAGTGCATAAAGTGTACGGAAGCCCTATCTATGCCAGGTTGTGCATGTTCGGGGATTATGTAAACAAATGTGGGATCACCGAGGAGAATTACAATAACATCGTGCATGAGCTCAAACTTATTAGAGCCCGTAGGGAAATGAGTGATCCTGTGTTTTGTAACAAAGCAGATGAAATAGTACGAACATTTGAAAAACGATTTAAAGAATGGATACCAGCCCACATAGTGAAGCCGCGTACCGTTTGATGCATCATGGCATCCTTGCCATTGCTAGAGCAGAACAACAAGGGCTTCGTGTTGACTTAGAGTACCTTGAACAACGTAAAGCCAATCTAACTTCCAAAATAAACAGGCTTGAGCGAAAGTTTAAGGCCTCAGATTTCTATCGGCATTGGGAACATTCGCGTGGTGGACGGGTAAACATCAACTCCAACGCACAACTTGCCCACTTCCTGTACAAGACAAAGAAGTTGGAAGTTGAAAAGGAAACGGAGTCTGGACAAGGTTCTACCGATGAGGAAACCTTACGCCAGTTAAACATACCTGAGTTAGACATACTGTTAGACATGCGTAAGTTGAAAAAGGTACGGGACACATACCTTGAAGCCTTTTCAAGAGAACAGGTAAAAGGATACATACATCCGTTCTTCAACTTACATCTTGTTCGTACGTTTCGCTCAAGCTCCGACCACCCTAACTTTCAAAACATACCAAAACGGGATGAGGAATCTATGCAGATTGTTCGCAAAGCATTGTACCCCCGTCCAGGACATCAGTTAATGGAAGTTGATTACAGTCAACTTGAGGTAAGAATAGCGGCATGTTACAACCATGATCAACAATTGATATATGACATTACGCAAGGGGATATGCATAGAGATATGGCCGTCCAAATCTTTATGTTAGATTCGTTTGACAAATCTAATCCAGCCCACAAGGTACTGAGACAAGCGGCAAAGAATGGTTTTGTTTTCCCGGAATTCTACGGTGACTATTACAAGAACTGTGCTACGTACATGGCTTGCAATTGGGGTAAGTTGCCTCCTACCAAATGGAAACCTGGACAAGGAATAGAAATTGACGGAGCCCATTTGTCAGATCACTTTATTGAAAAGGGAATCAAATCTCTTGATGCCTTTATCAACCATGTGAAAAAGATTGAGTCAGACTTCTGGGGTGTCCGTTTTGCTGACTATGCCGCATGGAAAGATCGTTGGTGGAAAACATATCAAAAGTATGGATATATTGATATGTACACAGGCTTCCGCTGCCACGGTGTTATGGGGAAGAATGACTGCATCAACTATCCTGTACAAGGTGCTGCCTTTCATTGCCTACTTTGGGCCTTTACGGAGATTGACAGGATATCTCAGGAAGAGAATTGGAGGACACGACTTGTAGGACAGATACATGACAGTATGATACTTGATGTACACCCTGACGAATTAGAGTATGTTGTGAAAGTTGTACATCGTGTTACCTGTGAAGACCTCCCGGCACATTGGCCTTGGATTATTGTGCCACTTGAAGTAGAAATAGAACTTTGCCCAGTTGACGGAAGCTGGGCGGAAAAGGATGAATACAAAATTAAATGATTTTTCGTATAATATGTTTTAAACCCCAACAGGATGAGCTTATATTTGAAATACAGACCAACCGACCTAACCCAAATGCGTGGCAATGACGAAGTGATTGCCTCTCTTGAAGGAATGCTGGGCAATACTGACTCTTGCCCACATTCCTTTCTTCTCCATGGCCCAACGGGTTGTGGCAAGACAACTATCGCAAGAATCATTGCCCGTAAACTTAACTCCAGCGGATCCGATCTAAAGGAAGTAGACTCAGCTGACTTCCGTGGTATTGATACCATCCGTGAGATACGTCGTACGAGCGAGTACATGGCAATGGAATCAGACTGCCGTGTATGGATAATTGATGAGTGCCACAAGATGACAAACGATGCCCAGAATGCATTGCTTAAGATTCTTGAGGATACTCCATCACATGTCTACTTCGTACTATGTACAACTGACCCACAGAAACTTCTACCAACCATAAAAGGTCGGTGTGTACAGTTACAGGTAAAGGTTTTGGACGAATCTCAGATGTTCAAATTATTGCGCCGTGTAGTCGCGAAGGAGGGAGCAACAGTCTCAAAGGAGGTGTACGACGTTATAACACGTGATAGTCTCGGACATCCCCGGAATGCCCTGCAAATTCTCGAACGTGTGCTTAGTGTTCCCGAGGACAAACGGATAGAGGTAGCACAACAGAGTGCCGCTGAACAATCACAGTCAATTGAACTCTGTCGTGCCCTGTTAAATAAGAAACCCTGGGGGGAAGTTAACAAGATATTGGTTGGCTTAAAGGATCAGGAGGCGGAGAGCATCCGACGTGTTGTTCTTGGGTATTGCCAATCCGTTTTGTTGAAGTCAGACATGGTACGGGCAGGACGGGTTTTGGAAGAATTCTTAACACCGTTTTACGATAGTGGTTTTCCACAACTTGTTTACGCTTGTTATGCAGTAACTAAAAATTGATAGATGGACTACGAAAGTGACATAAGAATTGATGATACTGCTCTCGATGTAGAGTGGTTGGAACAGGCAAGTCTTGCCTTGCGGTATGGTCGACATTGGGCGATTCGTAAAAGAGAATTGACCAAGGCTGAAGAGCGTATAAAGGTTATCCGAGCCGAATTGATTGCGGAAGCAAACTTAGACCCTGTCAAATGCTGCAATAAAGAAAAACCCAATGCGGCTGACATAGAAGCCTACTACCGTAATCATAAGCGGCACAAGGAGGCAAAGGAAGCCTGGGTGCAAGCCCAATACGAACTTGACATGGCAGAGGTGGCAAAGAACGAATTTAGCTTTACCAGAAAGGCCGCTTTGGAAAACTTGGTTCGATTACATGGACAGCAGTACTTTGCCGGCCCATCTGTTCCGAGAGATTTGGCTGAACAAAGAGCTGCCAGGGAAAAGGCCGTAAGTGGTGAAATCGGCAGAGGGCTATCACGGAAGAAATAAGCTATGTGGGAAGTAATACTATATGTAGCTCTTGGCGTACTTGTCGTTTATGTCCTATCAAGGATAGGAATGAAAGGCATACTCCATGAGATTGATGATTACCTTTACAAGAAATATAAACAAAAAATGAAACACAAACAAAATGGTACAGAAGAAGAGAAAAACTAATTTTGCGGAAGCTATCGATGATGCTATCCAAAAAAGTGAAAGATCAGGTGCAACATACGGGTACCTGCAACTACCGAAGGGTATCAGTGTGTACTCACCAGATGCAAAGGGATGTAAAGTTACCCTTGACATAATTCCTTATGAAGTTACGTCTGATCACCACCCAGAAGGTGCTGCCAAAGGAGATCTGTGGTGGAGACTCCCCTATTTCGTACACAGAAACATTGGTGCCTCAAATGACACTGTCGTTTGTCCCACCTCTATCAAGCAGAGGTGCCCAATATGTGAGTACCGTGCCAAGAGGATAAAGGCACAGGCTCCGCAGGAAGAGACAAGAGCATTAAAACCCTCTGAAAGGAACCTGTTTGTTGTTGTCCCACTTGATGACAGGAAACTGAAAGATCAGATTTGTATCTTTGACATCAGTAAGTACCTGTTCACTGAACTTCTGCTCAAGGAAGCAAAGGAGAACCCAGAATACAAAAACTTCGCCGATCTGGAAGAAGGGTACAGTGTCAAAATCCGTTTTGAAAGCCAGACAATCGGTAATAGCCAACCGTTTGCCGAGGCTTCCAGAATTGACTTTGTTGAGAGGGATCAACAGTATGATGAATCTATCCTTGAGGATGTTCCGGCACTTGATGAGATGCTTATAATGCTTTCTTTCGAAGAGCTTGAGGCCAAGTTCTGGGAGATGGAACATGAAGAGGACGGGGGTACGTTGAATTCAAGTAAACGTAAAACCAAACCAACTGAAGAAGAGGAAGAGGAAGAGGAGGAAGAAAAACCAGCTGCCAAGAAAACTTTCACTCGTAAACCTATAGGTAAACTGGCAAGAAAAACAGAACCTGAAGAGGAGGAAGAAGAAAAGCCAGGGAAGAAAACAACTGCGAAAGGCAAAGACACCTGTCCACATGGGTACAGGTTTGGCGTTGACTTTGAGAAGTACGACAAATGTGAAACCTGTAAAATGTATGATGCCTGTGCTGACGCAAACGAATAACAGACTATGCCAATCTTAGGTGTAAAAAGCAAGCGTGATGATTATAAACTCGTGGGGGTTCAAGTAACCCCCCGGGTTCATAATTATTTAACTCTCTACACACTGGCGAAAGGAATAACCAAAGCAGAATTGTTCTTAATGCTAATTGAGCAATGGATGGAACAAACTGATTCCAGTATGTCAGAGAAGGAACTGACAAAAGAACTCTTCGAACGAATAAATAAGGAGTGGAAAGAGTTAAAACTGAAGAAGCCAAGATCTAATTTTGATGAATTCAAAACAAGATTAAAATCTGAGCTTTTGAAAAAAGGTTTGGAAGAACGGCAAGTGACTGAAATAATCATTAAACTCATTAAATGATGGAACGAACAAAAAGACCAACCGGCCCAATCAGCCGACAAATGAAAAACAAGATAGCGTCGGATAAAGAAGAGGTATTTACTGAGTATGACGGAAATTTCTACAACACCGTTAGCACAGGTTCAACTCTTCTTGACTTAGCAATATCTGGAGGGAGAGTTCGTGGGGGTGGTTTACCAGCAGGGATTCTGGTAGAGATATTTGGGCCGAGTGGTTCAGGAAAAACAGTACTGCTTAGTTCAATTGCTGGGTGCATACAAGAGAAGGGGGGTCTTGTAAAGTTCCATGATCCTGAGGCCCGTATCAATCCTACATTCTCCAAAATGTTTGGTATGAAACTTGAGGACGGGGATTATTACCGACCTGACACCGTACCAGAAGTTTTCAAAACGGTTCGAGAATGGAAGCCTCCGCAAAAGGGAAAGATACATGGTATCATGGCGGACTCATTGGCTGCTTTATCCACTGATATGGAGATGGGGAAAGATGGCGGGGATAAGATGGGGACGAGACGTGCCAAAGAATTCAGTGAGGAATTGCGTAAAACCTGCCGTATCCTGGCTCAAAACAACTTCCTCATGGTATGTAGTAACCAAGTCCGCATCAACGTGGACGGGGGACAATGGTCACCTAAGTACACGACACCCGGTGGGGAGTCTGTCGGCTTCTACTCCAGCCTTCGCTTGAAAACAAATGTCTTGAAAAAGATTGTTAAGGAAGTCACTTTCCGCGGAAAAGAAATTTCACGTGTAATCGGAGTAGAAGTAGAAATAGAAGTGTTCAAAAGTTCTATTGACCGTCCATACAGAAAAGCGCCGTTGACAATCATATTCGATTATGGAATTGATGACATACGACAGAACCTACAGTTCTTGAAAACGTATGGCAAAAGTAAGACATACATTCTTGGTGACCGTTCGTTGGATATGTCAATGGATAAGTCTATCGCTATCATTGAAGAAGAAAACTTGGCGGAACGTCTACGACAGGAAGTCATATTACTTTGGAACAAGATCGAATTTCAGTTTAAATCAAATCGTAGACCCCGAAGATAATGGAAAGGACCCGACATACAGGCCGAAGATTAACCGGTCTTAATTTTGAAACAGGCGAATGTACTTTTCAAGAACCCACCATTCTAACCAATGATCCAAGCTTTACGGCCTGGGGCTGGGCCGTGTTAAGTACCCATGGTAAAGTAATTGCCACAGGTTGTATTAAGACTGAACCTGAGCATAAGAAACTCCGCACACGGGTATCAGATGATCGTGCCCGTAGAACTGCGGAGATTGCCAGGAAGATACTGTCTTTGGTTAAGACGTACAACGTACATGTTATCTTGACAGAGGCACCCCATGGTAGTCAAAACGCCAATGCGGCAGTAATGATAGGAATTGTCATGGGTATCATTACAACGATAGCTGAATGCTTAGGACACCCAATTGAATTTTATTCTGAGCAAGATGCTAAGAAGGCTTTACTTGGAAAGAAATCTGCAACGAAAGATGAAACAGTTGTTGCTATCAGTAAGTTGTATAAGTATCCCGCCACTGGTAAGAAGTATATTGATGAGGCTGTCGCAGATGCCCTTGCCGTACATTATGTAGCCAATCAACAATCCCCAATGTTAAAAATGATGAAACATGAACGCTGAAAAAGAATATAAAGAACATGTCGTATCCAAAATCGTTTTGGATGAGATGAGAATACGTCTCCACAAAAGAGTGGGGAAGTACACATTCCGTTCCATTAATGTAAATGTGTTGGCTGGTTCAATAGTAGATGAGGCTGTCTTTGAGGTAACGATGAAGATCCTGGGCCAATCCAACATACGGAAATATGAGGTCTTATATGAATTTCCAAAGAACTGGTGGGAACATTTGAAACATCAGTACTTTCCTGATTGGCTACTTAAGAAGTTTCCGGTCAAAGTAAAAGTACACACCAGAACCGTTGAGTTCGACCACAAAGCACTTGTCCCTAAGTGGGATCAGTTCCCAAAAGGACAGGAAGTGGTTATGTTTTCTCAACCTGTATCACCTGATGTAAAAGAATCGAAATGATCAAAAGTGTATCCATACAAAATTTCCAAAGTCATGCAAAAACTGAACTCGACTTTCATGAAGGAGTTAATGTCATCGTTGGGACGACAGATGGAGGAAAGACGGCTATTATCAGAGCTTTGCGTTGGCTTATTTGGAATAGACCTTCTGGGGACGCTTTACGATCACGATGGGGCGGTGCTACAAATGTACAGTTGGAGACAGAAGAAGGTGTCATTACTCGGAGCAAGGATAAGATTGATAAATACACGTTACGTCTCAAGGGACAGGAAGACATTGAATTTAAAGCTATTGGTACTTCAGTACCGACAGAAATCCAAAGGGTTCTTAACATCAGTGAAATCAATTTACAAAACCAACATGATGCCACTTTCCTGTTATCAGACACCCCAGGAGCCGTAGCAACACACTTCAACAAGGTAGCCCGCCTTGACCGTATTGATACAGCAACCTCTGCCATTAATGGATGGATACGTGGATTGAAAAGTGATGTCAGCCATTTAGAAACGGACATAGCAACTGAGAAAGCGAAGTTACCTCAATTTGAAAACCTTGAAAAGTTTGAGATTGAAATTGAGGCCCTTGAACAAATGGAGGGTAAGGCTGTCACAATGCGTAGCCGATACAGCACATTGGAAAAAGACATAGTACGAATCACAAATCTTGAGAAAGAGATTGAAACGTTAACTCCGTTGCTTGGTCTTGAAAAATTGGTTACCTCTGTTTTGGATGACATAACAAAACGAGATCAACTACAAACTCAAGTAGATGAATTACAAACGGTAATTGATGACTTGGAAGAGCTCAACGAAAAAGAGGAGGCAGCAAAGGAATTGATGCCACTTGAACCTTTAGTACTATCCTTACTTGATAAGTACAAACAATTGCGTGAGTTAAAGAAAACGAAATCTCAATTACAATACCTGCTAAATCAAGTAAATCTTGTTGATGATGATATTGTAACCACTGGAAACAATGTTACCAAGTTAGAAACAAAGTTCCATAAAGAGATGCCAGACATTTGTCCATTATGTGATACTATATTAAAGAAATGAAAATAAGACACGCCTACGGCCACACATACGAAGTAACAGACCGTGATGAATTAATTGTTTGGTTCCGTGGAACCTGGAAAGAATGTCAAAAATACATGGCAAAAGAAAATGCAAAGAACAAAAAATAGAAGAGCCCCAGACTTAATCTTGACGGCAGACTGGCATCTACGGGAAGATACTCCGACGGCGTTCGTTGGTGATTTTCAAGAAGAGCAATGGAATGCTGTCGAAGATGTAATGAAGCTGCAACGGCAGTATGATTGTCCTATTGTACACACCGGCGATTTATTTAATCATTGGAAACCATCACCTTGGTTACTGTCAATGGCGTTGAAACACTTACCAAACAAGTTCTTTACCATTTACGGAAATCATGATCTTCCCCAACACAACCTTGAGTTGGCAGACAAGTGTGGTGTGAATGTATTGAGAGAAGCTGGTAAGTTGACCGTCTTGCCAACTTGTCATTGGGGCCAAACACCTGACGGATTCTCATCTACATTGTTCAACATTCTTGCCTGGCACGTGATGACCTACCAAGGGAAGAAACCCTGGCCAGGAATAACTGACCCAATGGCTGGAGCTCTGTTGCGTAAGTATCCTCAGTATGATTTGATTGTAACAGGGCACAATCATTTACCCTTTGTAGAACACCATGAAGGAAGAATACTTGTTAATCCCGGGGGCATAACACGTCAACATGCCGACCAAATAGATTTCCGCCCAAGAGTCTATCTTTGGTATGCGGAAACGAATACCGTAGAACCTCATTTCCTTCCCTTTTCCGAGGGTTCTATAAGCCGAGCACATATAGAGGTTACTGAGGAGAGAAACGCCCGGATAGATGCTTTTATCAGTAGATTAGGAGAAGGCTGGGAAACCTCATTATCCTTTGAGGAGAATCTTGAGGCCTTTAGTAAAGCAAATCGCATTAATCCAAAAGTAATGGACATCATTTATAAAGCTATAGAATCATGAAAAGAATACTTGTAACGGGCGGGGCTGGTTTCATAGGTAGCCACCTATGCTCGACACTCTTAAGCTTGGGAAACCAAGTCATTTGTATGGACAACCTATTCTCGGGAGATAAGCGGAACATCAACCATTTACTAAATGATACCAACTTTGAGTTCATACGTTGGGACGTTACACAACCATACTCCGTAGAAGTGGATCAGATTTACAATTTGGCCTGTCCGGCATCTCCCGTACATTATCAAAAAGATCCTGTACAAACGATCCGTACCAATGTAATGGGGACGATAAATGCGCTCGACCTTGCCCGTAGGCTTAACATCCCAATCCTGCAAGCCTCTACGAGCGAAGTGTATGGAAGTCCAACAGAGCATCCTCAGCCAGAGTGGTATTGGGGCAATGTAAACCCGGTAGGAATTCGTTCTTGTTATGATGAGGGAAAGCGGTGTGCTGAAACACTTTGTATGGACTATCATCGGCAATACGGAACCCCGGTAAAGGTAGCAAGAATTTTCAATACCTACGGCCCTAGGATGAGAAAAGATGATGGTAGGGTTATAAGTAATTTCATTGTACAAGCCTTGAAAGGGCTTCCACTCACAATCTACGGGGATGGTAGTCAAACACGAAGCTTCCAATTTGTTGATGACTTGATTGAGGCTTTTATTCGTTTTATGCAACAACCTGATTTCTTTACTGGCCCACTCAACCTCGGGAACCCCGGTGAGTTTACAATGAAAGAACTTGCGGAAACCATTATACGATTGACAGGGGTAAAGGCTATGGTTGTTTACAAAGACTTACCGTCCGATGATCCTTTACAAAGATGCCCAAACATCTTATTGGCAAAGGCCGTGTTGGATTGGGAACCACAGGTTACACTTGAGACGGGATTGAAATTAACAATAGCATATTTCAAAGCATTACTAACCAAAGACAAAGAATTATGAGTCAGTTGAAAGCATTAAAAAGAGCCGTGCATGCCGTGCACAAAAATCTAGGTTCCGTAATTGAACAAATGGATCCAATTATTCTACTGCGTTATTGTAGCCCGGATGACCGTCCGTTTCATGCATCCCAACTTTACAAGGCTGGCTTCATTACGAAAGAGGAAGCTCGGGAGTTTTCAAAATTCGTAGGGGGGAGGCCTGTAGGATGACACCAATTGAATGCCTTCAGAAACAATTAGACGTGTGTAAAGGGGGCATTACAATCTTCCACAAAATGTTGTCAAATGGGAACCATTTCAGTTGTACAACACGTCGGACATAAGAAAAACCTTGACGCCTTAATTAAACAGTATGAAACAGCAATAGTCATCTTAAAAAAGAACCCTATAAAATGACGGAAAAAGAATTACTTGATCTGAAAGAAAAGATCATTGAAGCCAAGAATGAGTTAGCAGAGCTTAAAGGACAAAAGACAGCCCTGATGCGGCAGTTGAAAGAACAATGGGGTGCCACTTCTATTGAAGCTGCAAAGAAAAAGCTTACTAAAATGGAGGAAGACATTGACACACTTGAGACAAATATTGCATCAAGTATTGAGGAACTTGATGAAAAATACCCCGAGGAATGATGGACACCAAGTCTTTGCGGAGCCGGTTAGATAAACAGAAAGGGAAACGCCTTCAAATTGAAAAAGGCATTGAAGAGAAGGAGTTGGAATTGAAACAAACCAACCGCACTCTACACCGTCATGAACTTGCCCGAGAAGTTGTACGGGAGGTAGGTTTGAAAACGCAACAGCAATTACAATTCCACATCTCGGACATCACATCTCTTGCCCTTGAGAGTGTCTTTAATGAACCTTACCAACTGAAGGTAGAATTTGTACAGCGTAGGAATAAAACGGAATGTGATTTGAAATTCGTAAGAGAGGATAGTGAGATGGATCCGCTCACAGCAAGTGGTGGCGGAGCAGTGGACGTGGCTGCATTCGCCTTAAGGATAGCCTCTTGGTCAATGGCCCATCCAAGAACACGTGCAACTATAATCTTGGATGAGCCTTTACGATTTTTGAGTGTAGATAATCAAGAAAAGGCATCACGTATGATAAAAGAAATCTCACAGCGGTTAGGTGTGCAGTTCATTATCGTTACCCACGAAAGTACATTGGCATCATACGCTGACCGAGTATTTGAAGTAAGCATTCGTAAAGGTAAAAGTAAAGTGATAGCAACATGAGAAGAAGAGATTTTCTTAAAGGAATATTTGGAGCAGCCGCAGTGGCAGCCGTTCCGGCAGTAGTATTAAAACAAATTGATGCTCTGCCAGAGGAACCTATCCCACCAGTAGATGCTATTGGTAAGACTTATACAGGTCCAATTGAGCATACTATTAATGTCGATCCTGAATCAATAGATGTATTATATATCTATGATGAAAAAGAACAGCAGCTTATCGCTGCAAGTACAGACTTCAGAGTAGATATGCAATGCCGATATTATCCGGATGAAGAGCATTATAGAAAAGCTCCCCCTTCTTGGTCCGTATCCGCTCATAATATTGTATGGAAGGTAGATCCAGTACAAGTATTTAATAAAGGTAATGTATTGAAATGCCTAATGGCAAAGGATAACATAAAATTTTGTGGAGAAGTCTTTCTTGCGGAACTTGTAGGATCAGGTGCGTTTGCTGCTTATTTAGATCAGACATATGAGGCTCGATTTGAAGGAAGAAGAGAATTACTTATGACAATACAAAAAGGATGACAAATGGATAAGAACGGAAAGATTTGGGGGTACACAAGTAAGATATTCTCCAAGAATAACGTAGAGGTACATCGTATATTTGGTTGGGAAGGGGGCAAAAGTTCCTTACATCGCCACAAGGCAAAGCTATCCATGTTCTTTATAGAACGAGGAAAAATTAAAATTTTAATACAGAAGAACGAATACCCTCTTACTGATGAAACCGTATTAAAAACAGGGCAAAGCATAGTTATTCAACCAAATGAATATCACTCCTTTGAAATATTGGAGGATATGACAGTTGCTTACGAAATATACTGGACTGAACTTGATAGCAATGATATAGAACGTAAAAATTGTGGAACGATATGACAACAGAACAATTTGAACAGGCAAAGCCTTGTCCTTTTTGCGGAGAGGGTGCAACAGCAGAGGAGTTCCTGAAAGGATGTGAACATGATGGATCATTTATTCCGGTACATGAGGTTATAAGGTTGATGAATGCGTTTGCTGCATCTCAAAAGCAGCAGCCGACAGCCGAGGGTGCGGAGGAGATAGATGATGAAACTATTGCTTATGCTGCCGAATATCAATGTGGAACTCCATTTAGTGAAAGATGGATTGGATTTGTGAAGGGTGCTAAATGGCATCGTTCCCTCCACGCCCAGAAGATAGCCGATAAGATGGTGGAGGAGAGGTTGAGGGGGGAGTTGATAAAGTATGATAAGTATATTGGTAGCAGGGGATGGATAGATAATTATGAAGATTGGGCGGCAATTACATCAGTTGATGAATACTTAAAAAGCAGAGAAAGATGAAAGCATTAACAGACAAAATTATTGAATGTCTCAATGACAAGAGAAGTGGGTTTATCGGAAGTCTTAAAGATAAGATAACGGTTGCTCATTCTGATGGTTTTAGAGATGGGCTGGCATGGGCTATTGATACCATAGAAACGGCTGAAAGACAAGCTGAGTTTGATGAGATTGCCAGAGTAATGATGAAGCATCTCGGCATGAGAACTGATTTGTATCATCCCCATCATACGGTAATAATAACCAATGGAACAGCGGAGCTTATGGAGGGGCAGAGGTCGTGTGGTTATACCTTATTAAAAACAAAAAACCATGACACCATCAGATAAACTCAGAGAGATAGCGGAGAAACACAAATTTGGATACCATGAATATGTTGATCATGTTGTATCCGAATATACCGCCCTCATCAGCGAGGGGTATGTCAGCAAGGAAAAAGCGGGATACCCACTTGAATTTATTGAGTGGTTAATCAAAGATCAGGAGATATTCTTCGGTGAATTAAATGAGGAGTATATACTCAATG